TCATCTTCAACCTGGCCCAGCAGGACATGATTGCCCTGCGCATTACCTTCCGCATGGGCTGGGCTATGCCGAACCCCGCCACCCGCATGAACGAGAACCGCGTCAACGTGCCCTTTGCCTACATTGACGCCGCGACCGCCTACACCGACCAGACTGTGACCTTTACCGTCAAGGATAATGCCGAAAGCTCCCCCAATGCCATTGCCGGTGCAGCTGTCAATGTGAACGGCTCCATCCGCCTGACCGGCACTGACGGCACCGCCGTGTTCCACCTGCGCGCCGGTGAATATCCCTACAGCGTCAAGGCAGACGGTTACCGCCCGCAGACCGGCACCGTAACGGTTGCCGCAGCCGCCGTACCGGTTGCCGTCACCCTGCCTGCATCCAAGTAAGGGGGTTGCCATGTATGCTGATTTTACCGACTATCAGGGCGCCTACTGCGGCACCCTGATCACCACCCAGGGGCAGTGGATGCCCGCCGTGCGGGAAGCCTGCGCTTATCTGGACAGCATCACATTTGGCCGCCTGAAGTGCGGGGCGCCGGTGGATGATACCGTAAAGCTGGCGGCTTGCGCGCTGGCGGATGTTGCCGCCCGCTACCAGGCCGCCAAGGCCGATGAGCGCAGCCGCCCCGGCCTGGCATCCTTTAACACAGACGGCTACAGCGAAACGCTGAATCCTGCCGCCCTGACCGCACAGTACACGGCAGACATGCAGGCGGCCGCGGATATTTACCTGCCGCGCAGCCATCCGCTGCGCTATGCGGGCCGGGATGGGGGAGGTGCGGCCCTTGTACGGCTGTGACCAGACCGTGACCCTGACCCACCTGCACTATGACGGCGATGCCGACCGGGACGTGAAAGAAGAAACCACCCTGACCGGCGTGAGCTGGTACGGGCAGGCAAAGTCCGCCGTGGATTCCACCGGCCTGCACGCGGCGCGGGTGTACAAATGCCGCATCCCGGAAAGCGCCGCCCCCGCTGGGCTGGACATTGCCCCCGGCGACACGATCACCTGCGGCACCGTGACCGCCACCGTGCTGGACGTGCATGACAACCGCGGCCACCCCGCGCCGCACTGGTATGTGGAGGCAAGCTGATGGGACTGAAATATGATGCCCGCCTTGACCTTTCCGCCCTTTCTGATGCCCTGGAAAAACGGGGGCTGACACCGGGCGGGAGGGTGCAGAAGGCGGTGGACGAAGCGGTGATCCGCTATTGTGACCCCAAGGTGCCATTCCGAACCGGCACCCTCAAGCACAGCGCCATCACGGCAAGCGCCATCGGGGACGGCATGATCGTGTACGCCACGCCCTATGCGCGCTACCTGTACTATGGCGAGGTGTACGGCCCCAACATCCCCATCTTTGAGGGCGGAGAACTGGCAGGCTTTTTCAGCCCGCCCCACAAGTACCCCACCGGCCGCCCGCTGACCTACAACGGCGCGCCGGACCGGGGCGCTTATTGGTTTGAGCGGACCATGGCCGAACACAAGGATGACGTCATCCGCGAAGCCGCCGCCCTGGCAGGAGGAAGACCCGGAAAATGAACGTACTGGATGCCACCCGCGCCTGGATGCGTGCACAGTGCCCCCTGATCAACAGGCAGGACCTGTTCAACGCCAACTACCTGGGCGCAGAGCCGACCGAATACACCCTGCGCACGGCCAGCGAGAGCCACCGCACCGACGTGCTGGGGTATGACCTGGCCGAATACAATCTGACCTTTGTGGCGCAGCTGCCATTTGGACGGGAACTAAAGCCCAACCTGGACGCTGCTGATTTTTTCGCCGCGCTCTCCGCCTGGATCCGCGGGCAGGAGCGCACCCACAACTACCCCGCTGTCAGCGGGTACCGCGTGACCAAAATCACGGCATCCAACGCCGGTGTGCCCACCGGGGCGGATGCCAACGCGGCCCGCTATCAATTACAAATCAAACTCTATCTTGAGGAGGAATAACCATGGCAGAAGCTGCTATCAACCTGACCGCCGGCCAAAAAGCCGACCGCAAACTGGACATGATCTTTGTGGACGTCGGCGGTTCCGGTACTGAGACCTGGGAACTGCTGGGCCGCGGCGTTGAGGACGCAAGCGTGGAATACAACCACGACACCGACACCGTGACCGACATTCTGGGCATTACGGACGTGAACGTGAGCGCCGCAAAGCCGGAGCTTGACCTGGACCCCTGCACCATCCGCGGCGGCCAGAAGCTGAGCGCCAAGCTGCTGGACATTGAGCGCCGCAACGCCGTAAGCGAGCTGAGCATGTTCGATGTGCTGCACGTCCACTGCTTCCTGGGGGCTGCTTCCGGCTCCTTCACGGCGGAAAAGCACACCGGCTGCACCATCGTGCCCCAGAGCCTGGGCGGCTCCGATTACGTCGGCATGCCGATGAACGTACACCTGTCCAACAACAAAACGCTGGGCACCTGCACCATTGCGGCCGGCGTGCCCACCTTCACGGAGGAATAAACAATGGAGCTGAACATTGACCGCGGCTTAAAAAGCTATGACGTCAAGGATGCGGACGGCACCCTGATCGGCACCATCCGCTTCAACCCCTCTGACATCGGCCTGGCCGGCCGCATGGAGGAAGCCCGCGCCAAGATTGCCGAAATTACGGCCGCGCCCGTGACCGGCCCCGAGGATCTGGTGGAGTGGGACAGGCAGGTGCGCCACTGGTTTGATTACATCTTCGGCACGCCGGTATCGGATGTATTCTTTGCCGGGGTATCCAGCCTGGCTTTCTGCGAGGACGGCAGCCTGGTGGCCGAAGCCGTGTTGGATGCCGTCACCCCGATGCTGACCCAGGCGGTGGAAGCCGCCGCCAAGGCCAGCGCGGCCCGCATTGCCAGGCACGCGGACGCCTACCAGGGCAGCACCGCCGGGCTGGCCCCGGAGCAGCAGTGAGCGGCTGGAAGCTGCCCACCAGCGTGACGGTATGCGGGCAGGAGTTTGCCATCCGCAGCGACTACCGCGCCGTGCTGGATGCCATCTCCGCCCTGCGTGACCCGGAGCTGAGCCCGCAGGAACAGACCCTTGCCTGCCTGGAGATCCTGTACCCGGATTGGAAGCGCCTGCCGGACCTGAGTGCAGCAGCCCAGGCGGCCATGGTGTTTATCAACTGCGGCAAGCCGGTGGAAGCCGCCGTGCCAAAGCCCGCCCTTGTGGACTGGGACACCGACGCCGCCATCATGGCACCGGCAGTGGACAAAGTTCTGGGCTACAGCTGCCGCCGCTGCGCCTACCTGCACTGGTGGGAGTTCATCGGGGCATTTGGCTGCATCGGGGACGGCCAGTTTGCGCAGGTCGTCTCCATCCGCAACAAGCGCCTGCACGGCAAAAAGCTGGACAAAGCCGAGCAGGAATTTGTGCGCAGCAATCCCGATCTGGTCACCCTGCCCAAACACAAGCTGACCAGCGCGGAAGAAGAATTTTTCAAAAGTCTGGGGGTGTAATGTTTGGCTGATGGGTCGATCATTCTGGATACCAGAATCAACAATAAAGGCGCCTATGCCGAGCTGAAAGAGCTGCAGGCCAAGGCCAAGAGCACCGCCCAGCAGGTTGCTGCGCTGGACAGGCAGATCAATACCGCAAACAGCAAGCATCTGGCGCTTGGGAAAGAGCTTTCCGATGCCCAGAGCAAGGCGGAATCCACGGCAGCAGAGCTGGCAAACGTGAATGAACAGCTGGACAGCTTTGTAAAACGCCGCGCCGAGATTGAGAAACAGCGAGATTCATCCCTCACCCCGGAAGCTGCAAACCTGAAAGCCCAGGAGTTTGTGGGCCAGCATTTTGCCAGCGACGCGGCCAAAGCGTCGGAGCTTCAGGGTGCGCTGGACAAGCTGCAGCAGTCCATTCCCGGCCTGACGGCGAAGTATACCGAGCAGGAAAGCGTTCTTTCCGACCTGCAAAAGCAGCACGCGGCACTTGCCGCACAGCTGGCGACCGAAGAGCAGGCGGTAACCCGTCAAAGCAGCCTGGCACAGTACCTGAACGGCGAAGATTCCATGCAGGCGTACTTCAATAAGCAGGCGGCGGACATTGAAAAGTCCTTTGCCAAAATTGAAGAGCGCCAGAACAAAGCCTATGGTTCCTTGGATGAAACCGCCACGCAGCACGCGGAGCTCATTGTGGCGGAGACGCAAAAGTCCATTACCGCACAGAATAAGGCCGCCCAGGCCGCCGAGCAGCGTGCCGTGCGGGAACAGGCGGCCGCAGAAGAAAGCGACCTGCTGCAAACTGGAACACAGAATCAGACGCAAGCGGCAGCTCCGAGTTTTTGGATAACTGCAAGCCAAGGTCTGCAGGCTGCGGGCAAGACCACCGTAGCAGTCCTGCAAAAACCTTTCAAAAACATACAGACCCGGCTGGCGGCCATGACAAAGAGCATGGGGCGGTTTTCCCGCCGCATTACCGGCCTTGCTTCCAGTGCGCTGATTTTCAACCTTCTCTCGTCTGGTCTGCGCCAGATGACCAACTACATGGGCACTGCCCTGCTTTCCAGCACGTCCCTGCGGCAGGCCCTTGGCAACCTGCAAGGTGCTGCGGCTACTGCTGCCGCACCGTTAATTCAAGTTCTGACCCCTGCTCTGACCACGCTGGCCAACGCAGCGGCAACCGTATTTGCCTACCTTGCAAAGCTGGTGG